CCAGGCGCGGCCGACATCATCATCATCCGGCGGACCGCCATCGGGCGGCGCGGCGTCGGTCGACGCGGACCGGTAACCGAACTCAACCAGGCCGGCGCGGGTCTGCGCATAGGCCAGCACCAGGGCGATGGCGAAATCGCCGTGGCGCTTCTTGCCGTCCGCGCCGGTGGTGCGCACCGCCGGGATCTGCGGAATGCCGCGCACCGTAGTCACCAGCGCCAGGTCGTCCAGCAGGTCGGCATCCATCGGAACCCACAGCATGCCGTCTTCGAACGCCGCCTTCATCGGCGGAAAGTTTTCGAGATACCACTGCACGGTCATCTTGACCTGTTCGATGCGCAACGCGCCGTAGCGCTGCGCTGCGACTTCGGCGAGATAGGCGCCGTTGCCGGTGGCGTCCATCTTGCCGCCGATGAACCGCGGCAAGCGGTCGCAAACGTAGAACAAGACCTGGCGCTGCTGTTCGAACGGGATATTTCGCAGTTCGACCACGAACGGCACGGTTCGCTTCAGTGTCTTGCCGATCTCGATCGGCACGATATCGGTCAAGTCGGAGACGCGCCCGAAATCTTCGCCGAAGCCGTGCTGACGATCCTTGTCGAGCGCCTTCAAGGCCTCTTGAAGATGCTCCTCACACCACGCCTGCACGTCGCTCTCGCGGCGCTCTTTCGGCAGATAGGTGAATTCCGGTGGACGCTCCAGGCGAAACACCCGGAGATCTGCAAGCATGCGGCCCTCGATCAGCGGGCGCGGCAGATAGATGCCACCGCCTTGGCTTGGAATGCAGAACAGTTCTTCGTCGGCATGCTCGCCGTAGAATGAGATGATGCCGGCGCGCCAGATGCCTTCGGCTTCCGCCGACCAGGTCTTGCGCGTGACCAGGGCGATGCGTTGATACAAACCATCCTGCAACGCGTCGTCGAAGGTGCAGCGCTCGACGTGGAACGGATTGCGCTTGGCCCGCGCATCTTCGATCAGATTGGCGAAGGCGTTGTCGGCACCGAGATGCGTCGAGATCACCAGCACCTTGCCGCCCCACATCAGAAGCGCAAGCGCGGCCTTCATCACGCCGTCGAGATCGTCGTGGAACGCGGCCTCGTCGATGATGACATAGCCCTGCCGGCCACGCAGCGATCGGGGGCGTGAGGCCAGCGCCACGATCTCGAAACCCGAGGCAAAGCGAATCCGGAATGCCTGGATATTTTTATCGACGTCCCCGTCATCGAAAAGAAACTCCTCGACGGCACCAGCGGCCTCCGAGAAGTTGCGCGCCCACATGCCGCAGACGTCGATGAATTCGCGCGCCATGTCGAGATTGAAGCCGATGTAGAACGTATCCATGCCACCGGCGGTGCGCGCCGCCGCTGACGTCAGCACCGCGTCGGCGGCAACACCCCAGGTCGCACCGATGCGGCGCGACTTCTCGCACAGCGTCACGGGATTGACGGCCGTCGAAGCCAGCAAGCGCTTCTGGTAGCCGAGCAGGATATCCTCGACGCCGCCGGCTTGCGCCAGCTCGGCGCCGGCGAGCAGGCCCTCGCGGCGAATCTCCGCCCATTGCTCTGACGTAATGGCGCGCGCGTCGGTCATGCAACGCTCTCGACAACCGCGAGCGCGCGGGACATTCTGCAACCATGAAGAGATTGGACCAGGGACTTGGCGCTCTTGGCTTGCTCTCGCTGGCCGCAGCGCTGGCGCTTCTGCTGACCATCGGCATCCCGATCACCGTGTCGAAGGATAAGGTCGAACTGAAAGACTGGTTGGGCTTTGCCGGAAACCTCCTCGGCGCAATCTTCACCGTGCTGGCTGCTGTGATCGCTTGGTACGCGGTGCAACGGCAAATTCGCGTACAACGTGAGGCCAACCTTTTGAGCGTTATGACCCGCGAGGAAACACGCCTTGAGAATGAAATCCACGCGCACAAGGTGTGCACTGAATTTCTGTGGAATGTGCATGCAGCGCACGAGTACCGCGCCGCCCCGCTGGATTCTATTTCGGAGCTGACCAAATATATCGACGAGCTTACGGCAATGGGGCTTTCGTCTGATTATATCGAGATCCGACGGTCTCTCCAAGCGAAGGTGATTTCCGAAATCTCTCCCAACCTGAGCGACTCGGTCATCTTCGCCTGCGTCAACCTTATGACGAGTGCCGTGCTGCTTAGAACTACTTACGGTCTGATCGATGCCCACGGCGTGACGGAAGAGCCAGTTATTACAGGCGCGCGAAAAAATTTGGTCGCTAAGCAGCGGAATGTGATGGTTACTCGCGATCAGCTTGTTACAGCGGAAATCGAAATTAGCCTTCGGCTTCTTAGATTTAGGAAACGAATTGAGGGTGCCCTTACCGCGGTCGACCACTCGTAAGGACCAACGCGACAGGTGAGACATCGCCATCACAGCTTTGATCCCGGCGTCTCAATGCCAAGAATCCGCGACTTGATGGTGTCGACGGCCTCTGCCGACAGCCCTGCCGACTTCGCCACCGCATCAACCGCCTTGGACGCCTTGTCGTGCAGCTCGGTCTCGATCTTCTTGCGGGTCTCGCTCGAAATCTTCTTGGCCTGCTCGGCGGCGGTGAGTGCGCGCGCAGTCATCATCAGCATTTCGGCGGTGTCGCCATCGGCGGTAAGGTCGCCGGCGTTCGACAGCATTTCGAAGATCAGGGTCTTGATGGTTTCGGCCACCATCAACGTCACCGAATTGTCGCCGGCCTGGTCGAGTTTCGGCGCCAGCACCGCGGCGATCTCACGGGTCTCTTCCAGCAACCGGCCGTGGATCGCAATTCGGATCGAGGTGCGGTTGAACGCCGAGCGCGAAATGTGAGGCACCTCGGCGCTGGCGTCGTTGGCGAGTGACGCCGCCTTAAGCCTGGCATTGAAGCCGTGGAGGATGTCGAGCTGGCTCTTCTTGCGCTTCTTCAGCTGCTCGAACGCCCACGCCTTGGCTTCGTCGGCCCACTCCGGCAGTTCGTCGATCGCGGAGATGCGCCCACGCGTCGTCTTGGCCGAGCGCATCGGATTATTCCTCCGGCGGGCTCGGCCGCTTCACACCCTCGATCACCAACCGGCGCTCGACATGCTCGACGCCCTTCGGCGACAAATGCGCGACTACCACGCTGCCGGCGCTAACGCGGGTCACCGCGCCGACTCGTTCGAGATAGCCAAGCTCCTCGCGCACCCATTCGCGCGATTTTCCGATGCCGAAGTTTTCCAGCGTTGCCTGCAGCAGGGCGTCGTTGAGCGCGTAGTTCGATTGCGCGTGCAGCTCGCGCAGAACGATCAAGCGGGCCTCTTCGCGGATGATGTCCCTCATTACCCCATAACCTTTTCTAGAATCGCTTCCTGCATGCGGTTGGCCATATGCGCGATCGGCTTAACCTGCTCGGAGAGCTTGCCCAGTTCGGATTCCATTTTGCCGAGCGCGATCTCCAGCCGATGCGTTGCGTCCTTGTCGGGCAGATGCTTCAAGTCGTTTTGAACGATCGTCACCTTGTCCTCGACGATGTCGAGCTTGCCGGCGAGCAGCCCCACGTGCTCCTTACTGGCTTTGGCTTCGAGCTTCTCATCGATCAACTTGAACTTGGCGCTGGTTTCCTTCGAACGATCGCTGGAGATCGTCCGCCACAGCGCGACCCCTGCGAGGACGACAGAGAGCAACGGCGCCCACGCAAGCAGCTCGTTCACGTTTCACTTCCCCTTGGCCAGCCCGACGCGCTGTCGTTGCTGGCATTCGCGCGTGGCGTCGAGATTGCCGTTGGCCTCGTCGAGCTTAACCGCATACTCGCCGGTCGCGAGCCGCGGATCGGTGTTGATCGTGATGCCCTCCGGGTCATCGACGTGCTTCGCCAAATGCTCGCACTCGCGCGACAAGGCCACGCCTTGATGCTCCCGCGTCGACGCGTCGTTGTCGGTCCGCGTTCCGGTTGCGCATCCAGTCAAGATACTCGCGAGTAAAACGACAAGCAGCGTCGGGATCATCGCCATATTTCTCACGCCAGACATCGAGTTGCCCTTTCGCTTCTTCGGCGTTGGTGTCGGACTTCCTTCTCAGTTCGTCCGCCGCATCGGCCATCTGGCGTTGCTGGTCGAGCAGAAACTCTGAAAATGCCAGATTGTTTTTCAACCGCTCGACCTCATCGCGCGCATCCGCGACTCGATAGCCGGCCGCAAACATCAAAAGCGGGAAGGCCATCGTGCTGACGAGCGCCGCTGCTTTGGTGTAGGGAATGATCGACGGGAACAGCCGCTCGATGAATGGCAAATGCGCCACCGCGAATGTTACCACCGCGAGCGCGGCGAAGCATGTGATCGCCGGGTAGGACGTCACCGTGTCCCAGAATACGTCCGCCGACAGATCCTCGAACCAGTCGAACGAGTCAGCGATGCGTTTTCCGATCATGCCGGTTGCCCTTCCGGCACGTCTGCCATGATGTCGCCGTCGATCGCGCGTTGCGCACGCTTCGTCTTGCGGTTGGCCCACAGCGAATAGAGCAGCGCGCCGAACCCGACGACGACGCTTGCGATGGTGAGCGCCGTGAAGAGTTTCATGATCCAGTCGGAGCTGGAGGCAAGCGGCGCGAGCTGATCCTTGGCGCCGTCCAGCACCGTGGCGACAGTGCCGCTGCCGACGCCGGCCTTGACCGCGTTTCCGGCGTCGACCGCGGGCTGCGCCACGTCGCTGGCATAGGCCTTGGCCTGGCCGCCGTCCTCGTG